AGCCGTAGGATTTGTGCCAGAAACATTCCCACCAGCAGCACCAGCACCGCCGCCGCCAGCCATACCCGCGTGAGTATTGCTAGAACTTCCACCATTATTACCTTGTCCTGAAGTTGCAGTTCCACCAGCGTTAGTGCTTGCACCATAATTACCAACAGCGCCACCGCCTGAACCGCCGTTGCCGCCTGTCTGTTGAGAACCAACTCGACTACCAGCACCACCACCAGCGCCCCAATTACCAGAACCAGCACCACCACCAGCTATTACTAAACAGTCTGCAACTTTAGTGCGCGGATAATTCTGACTAGCAATAATCCCGATTAAACTCATTAAGCTATATCTCCTACGACATACCAAGTATCGGTAGCAACCTTGATGCAGGAAGCAGCCGAGAACTGCGCTCTTAACTTAGGAGCTGTGGCAGTTGCTCCAGTTGATGAGATCGTAGTAGTGCCTGAAGTGACAGCCTTGATAGTTGTCTGACCTGCTCCGATTTGAATAACATTGATTACTGTGCCAACTGGAAAAGCAACATTGGCATTGGTTGGGATTTGAAAGTCATTAGCACCAGCCACAGACATTGTGATCAGTTTTTGGTCTGCATCTGCAAGAACTACTGTATAGGTCGCAGTTTGTGCATTAAGAGTTACTTTTGATCCAGCGGCATAATCATAAGACAGGGTTAGAGCGCCACTTGTGCCACCACCCGTTAAAGGAGAGTTTGTATTAACTGCCGTTATATCCCCTACATCATTAGCAACCCAAACAAAATCTAAATCCGTATTTGAGTTCTTCGCAAGTATCTGACCGCTAGTCCCACCCTTTAGATCAAGAAATGAGGTATCAACCCCATTACCTAGGGTTCTGATGGCAGCTGCTCCATCTTTAACTAAATCTGTATCGGCTGGGGTTGTCCAGCCAAAGTTTGTTGTCGTTGGCATTTATTCTCCTTAAGCCACTATTGTAGCGTTTAGCCAGTCCAAAGTTGGGCTGATTGTATTCCAAGTCTCAGTCGCTGGGACTGAGTTCCATCTAAACGCCTGAAGGCTGAAAGCGATAGGCGAGACATTTAGGGTTAAATTGAGCTGGTTAAGACTGGCTGTCCAAGTCCATCCTTCGACAAATCCTTGAAATTCTCCACCGACCATATTGGCTGGCAGGTTGATGATATTAAGAGGTTGGCCCATAAATACGCCAAGAAGGTTATCTCGGTCTGAATTGTCGATTTCACCGCTGGCTATTGGGAAGCTTATCTGACGCAAGGCAAATTGAGGGTAAGCGCGGATAAGTAGATAGAAGGCTGCTTGAGCCGTAGCGTCTCCAGAATTGCGAAGTGTGGTTGATATGGTAGAAGCTAGAAGGCCATACTCTTGGATTGAAGCTGCATCCTCATCAGTTACTTCAGATCCAGAAGTGCCATAACTCAAGGTTACTGAATTTCTGACATCACCAGCTCTTTTAAGAATTGAAAGTCCCGGGCCGATTGAGTGATTGCCATCTAAATCAACATAGCCATTAGTCGCTAGGTATTGCGATCTATGGGTTGAATCTGCATACCCAATACGACCCTGAGAATCCTCATAAAGATAACCAAGTCCGCTAGTAGCAAAGCGAGAAGCTAGGTTATAAACTGTATCGTCCAAATTATTTTCAGAGTGAAGCTCATAATCCCCAGGAGTGTCGATTTCACCTAATCCGCTATTTTCTGCATCTTGCCATTGAACTGTTGGGTCATAGCCGTTCCAAGTTTCGGCAGCTGGGACTTCATTCCATTGGTCAAATAAAACTGTTTCTAATAGTTCTTGGATTCTATCGCCATCAAATTGATGGGCAAAGTTGCCAACATAAACTGCGCGATTGAGTCTTGCTAAGGCTCCTACTGCGACTATCTTGATTTGTTGGCTAGTGGCTGTTGAGCCTGAAGTTTGAACTGTTATGCCTAGGTCAGTAATAAAACCGCCAAATAGATTTACATAAGTAGCGCTTGAGTTTTGGACTTCAATTGTTACTGCATCATTAATCTCAAACGGAACTGCTGCTTCAGCTGTTTCAATCAAGGTTAAATTGCAATAGCCAGCAACTGGCTGAGAGTAAATATCTGTGCGACCAGAAGTGATAGTAAGTCCGCTAAGGGTTGCGCTAGTGACTGTGCTGCCATTAACTTTGACTCGATAAATTGGATTCCAAGCGGTCATATAAGCAGTTGCTCAGTTCCAGCGCCAGTTCTGCGACCTGTGTTATTTAGAGCTGAGACGACCGCCCTAGTAAATCCTTCTTCATCAATAGCGCTTGGGGCATTGACATTTATAGTGACACCAGCGTTATTAGCTGCAACTGTTCCAGCGACATTGAAGCCAGAAGGAATAGCGTTACCGCTTGGAACTGCACTTGATGGAGTGACTCTTGGTGTTGTGCTTGTGATAGGGGATGGTGCTGAAACTTTAGGAACTGTAGGAATAGACGCGCTGCTCGGTGTTGATGAAATTCCGAATGGCAATGAAGCCGATGATACTGTGTTAGAACCAGTCGAAGTTGATCCGCTGAAATTAATTTTTTGAATGGTAGCAATATCAGGGCCAGATTTGATTAGATTCAATCCGCGAATGACGGCATTTATGCCAGTTATTGCTGCGTTTATAATAGGCTCTAAAGCGTTTAGTGCAATAGCTACTGCGCTCACAATTCCAGAAGCAACTTTACCAATAATCTTAATAGTATCTGCAAAACCACCAGCTAAGAATGGGACTAAAGTTTCCTTGGCAAAATTGTATAATCCCCTAAAAGTATCCTCATTTTCTTTGACCGATTTTATAACTGGATCAATAGCATTTTTCTTAAAGCGCTCAAATGCTGGAATGGCTGTATCTGTTATAAAAGTTAAAAGCTTCTCAATAATAGGCAATAAAGCTGTTCCAACACTTTCTTTAGCTTCATCAAAAGTGACTTTTAATCTTGCAATTCTGCCTTCAAAAGTATTGGCTTGGACTGTAGCTGCGCCACCAAAGGTATCGGCTAATTGCTTAACTGTTCCTTCTAATCCTAAAGTCTTTATTTCAGCAGCAGATAAACCAACGCCTAAACGCGTTAAAGAGGCTGTATTGCCTTCGTAAGCCTTACCAAGGGCATTGGAAACGGATTCTACACTTTTACCAGTAGCAGCTGATATGTCTAAGGCTAGGTTTAATAAATCTTGAGACTCGGTGACTGATCCTGTAGCAGTTGCTAGGCGCTGAAGCGCTGGGCGCAATTGATCATCAGCAACACCAGTAGCTAATGAAGTTTTAAGTATCTGCTTCTCAACTGCTGCAATCTGAGCCTCGGTTGCACCAGTTACATTTTCTAAAGCATTAGCTAATCGCTTCTGGGCTGCCTCATCTTCAATAGCTGCCTTTACGCCATCAACTGCCAACTTAACTGCATAGGCTGCCGCGGCTGCGGCTGCTGCTGCAAAAGCGGCTGCTGCAACCTTGCCAAACTTTTCTAACTTACCGCCAAAGCCTTCGACCTCTTTTTCGCCAGCATTAAGATTCTTTTTCAAATTATCGACATCAGCAAGAATCGAGAGCTTGAGCGTTCTACTGCCAGCCATTACTTATCCCACTCTTTCAATATCTTGGAGAATGCTTCTTGCCATTTTTTAATCAATTCAGGCTGAATCTTACGAAGGGTTGGGTAGATAAAGTAGCCAGCGTTTCCGCGACCTTTGCTCGGTGTTCTTCTGGGGAACTGACGCAAGCGATTACTTCCAAACTCATAACCCGCCCAGAGTTTTTGTGTGCTACCGCCACCAGAAAAGCGCTGACTTGCAAAGCCGTAAGAGAACTCTCCGATTTTGGAACTGGCCGAGACTTTAACGCCTGTTGTAATTCTTCTAACTGCTTCTTGACCAAAAGTCCTTGAGAGCCCATAGGCTTTGATTTCATTTGCTGCATAAGTAGCCAGCGCGCTAGATTCCCGTTTAGCTTGGCTAACGGCTTCGTCATCCATCGCTTTAAATGCGGAAATGATTGAGCGGAGCTCGCGCTTGTCATAGCTGATTGGTAACTCATCTGCCACCGCTACGCTCCTTTAATATATCTATGGCCGTCATTACTTGGTCGATATCTGTCCAGTAAGGCATCGGAATCCCAGTTGCGATAGCAATCTCGATGATTAGTCGGTTGAT